GGAGGAAACCGTGCGCGCCGCCTACGAGCAGGCCCGGCAGAACCCCGCCGAGGAGATGCACTTCCGGCAGTTCCGGCTCAACGAGTGGTGCAATGCCGACGTGCGCTGGATGCCCATGGATCGCTGGGATGCCTGCGGCGACGATTTCGACGAAGCCGACCTCGAAGGCCGGGAATGTTACTGCGGCCTGGACCTTTCCTCTACCACAGACTTGACGGCGCTGGTGCTGGTCTTTCCCCCGGAGGGTACAGACGAGAAATATACTGTCCTGCCGTTCTTTTGGCTCCCGGAGGAGGTTATTGACCTGCGCAGCCGGCGCGACCACGTGCCCTATGCCGTCTGGAAAAAGCAGCGGTTGTTCCATACCACCGAGGGCAACATTGTGGACTACGATTACATCGTCGCCTTCATCGCTAAGCTGTCGGAGCGGTTCAAAATCCGGGAGATCGCCTACGACCGCTTCGGGGCCGAAAAAATCCGGCGCGATCTGGAGGAGCTCGGAGCCGAACACGGCTTCACGGTTTTCCCCATGGGCCAGGGCTACCTGAGCCTGTCGCCCCCCAGCAAGGACTTCTACCAGTTCGTGATGGAGGGCAAGATGTGCCACGGTCGGCACCCTGTCCTCGACTGGAACCTCGCCAACGTGATCGTGGACGAGGACCCGGCAGGCAACATCAAGCCCAACAAGAAAAGGTCCACCGAAAAGATCGACGGCGCGGTCGCCCTCATCATGGGCTTTGCCCGCGCCGCGCTGCGGGATGTGTCGGTGGTCGGCAGCGTATACGACAGGGAAGAGAGGGGCTTGCTATGGCTGTAGGGCTGTTCAAAGCATTGTTCCATTCGCGGGACCGACCGAGGAACAGCCTCGGTGCTGGCTGGTATTTTCCCTGGGGCGGCACGGCTAGCGGCAAGAACGTCAACGAGCGCACGGCCATGACCGTCACCGCCGTCTATGCCTGCGTCCGCATCCTGGCCGAGGCCATCGCCGGGCTGCCGCTGCACGTATACAAGTACAAGCCGGACGGCGGCAAGGAGCGCGACATCGCCCATCCGTTGTTCCGGCTGCTGCACGACGCCCCAAATCCCGAGATGACTTCGTTCGTATGGCGGGAAACCCTCATGGCGCACCTGCTCCTGTGGGGCAACGCTTATGCCCAAATCATCCGGGACGGGCGCGGGCAGGTGCTGGCGCTCTACCCGCTGCTGCCCAGCCGCATGCGCGCCGACAGGGACGACGCCGGCCGCATCGTCTACGAGTACACCAAAGACAGCGGCCCGCCCGTGCCCCTGCGCCGCGAGGACGTGCTGCACATCCCCGGCCTTGGGTTCGACGGGCTGATCGGCTATTCGCCCATCGCCATGGCGAAGAACGCCGTGGGCCTGGCCCTGGCCACGGAGGAATACGGCAGCACGTTCTTCGCCAACGGCGCGAACCCCGGCGGCGTCCTGGAACACCCCGGCGTAGTGAAGAATCCGGAGCAGCTTCGCGAAAGCTGGTACGGTCAATACGGCGGCAGCGGCAAGGCCCACAAGATAGCGGTCTTAGAGGAGGGGCTGAAATTCCATGCCATCGGTATCCCGCCCGAAGCCGCGCAGTTCCTGCAGACCCGCAAATTCCAGATCAACGAGATCGCCCGGATTTTCCGTATCCCCCCGCACCTGATCGGGGATTTGGAGAAGGCCACTTTTTCCAACATAGAGCACGGGCGCCCAGACAGGGCATTCTTGAACGCAGGAGTTAAGGCACCTGCTTCCCATAATTACGGGAAATCAACCTGATTAACCATGTACCGAAAGCGACCATGGGACAATAGCATATCAGGAAAGCGGTAAGTTACCCAAAGGCTAAAGGGTACGACTGAACTGCAAACGCAAGAGAATATGAGGTTTAACCTGTTTTGGTGAACGTGAGTTTCGCACCCATTATGTTGGGGGTAAGGAAATTAGCCTGAAACCTTACGTGCAATGGCAAATGATATGGTGTTCGTCATTTGTGTAATTACAACTTTGCACTGCAATCAAGAGAACTTGATAAGAAACGAAAGCGAAACCGAAAATTCTCACGCCTGTCAAGAATGTTAACTGGGGATACCCTAAAGGTCAACGCCCGTAAGGGCTATAGCTAAAGGGCTTGAATATGACCCATGGGTACAGAGTTTCCGTAGTAGTCCGAGGACGGGAAAGCCGTCCACATGGCGAAGGGAAACAGCTTTACAATTTTCAACGTATTAGGCGAAAGGGAGGAGAATCCTCAAATGATACCAACGTCAGATATTTTGAAACGGATTAGTGAGAATTCATCAACGCACAAAGACGGTGTTTACACGCGCCTTTACCGCTATCTTCTGAGAGAAGATGTGTATTTTACTGCTTACAAAAACCTGTACGCCAACAACGGCGCAGGCACCAGAGGTATTGACGACGACACGGCGGACGGCTTTGGAAAATCGTATATCGCCAGAATCATAGAAGAACTGGCGAATCTTTCCTACAGCCCAAAACCTGTACGCAGACAATTCATCCCGAAGAAAAACAGCGACAAAAAACGGCCGCTGGGCATTCCGTCGTTTCGGGACAAATTAGTCCAAGAAGTCGTCAGAATGTTTCTTGAAGCGATTTATGAGCCGACCTTCAGCAACAACAGCCACGGTTTCCGCCCGAATAGAAGCTGTCATTCCGCCTTGAAACAGGCGCAGCTTACTTTCACAGGGGCAAAGTGGTTTATTGAAGGCGACATCAAGGGTTGCTTCGACAACATTGACCACGCCGTTTTGCTGGGTCTTTTATCCCGAAAGATAAAGGACAGCAAATTCGTGAACCTTGTCGGGAAGTTCCTCAAGGCAGGCTATATGGAAGATTGGGTTTACCATAACAGCCGGAGCGGAACACCGCAGGGCGGCATTGTTTCACCTATTCTCGCGAATATCTATCTGAATGAGCTGGACAGCAAAATCGAAGAACTCAAACGTGAGTTCGACCAGCCGAGAGAGCGGGAAAACACGGTGGAATATACCAAATGCCACACACGGATTAACAGCATAAGACGGACGCTCAACAACCCAAACACCCCGGAAGAAAGAAAAGCGGGGCTTGTCGCGGAATTGAAGGCAAAACGCAAGGAATTGCGTACTCTGCCCAGCAAGGACAACAGCGACAAGAACATCGCTTATATCCGCTATGCGGATGATTTTCTGATTGGTGTGAAAGGGACGAAAGCGGAATGTGAGCAGATAAAAGCAATCCTCACAGCGTTCCTGGCGAATGAACTCAAATTGGAGTTGAGCGCGGAAAAGACAAAAATCACGCACAGCGCGGAATCGGCAAGGTTCCTGGGCTATGACGTGAGCGTTCGGCGCAATACGCAGCCCAAACGCAAAAGCAACGGGGTTGTGTCAAGAACGATGAACGGCACGGTCGAACTCTGCATACCGCTTCAAGACAAAATCGAACGGTTCATTCTCGACAACGGGATAGCAATCAAAGGCCCGGACGGTAAATTTGTACCGCAACACCGCACAGACATCTTGAATAACACCGAGCTTGAAATCCTCAATTCCTACAACGCAAAAACAAGAGGTATTTGCAATTATTACCGCATAGCAAGCAATTTCAATACGCTTGGCTATTTCGTCTATCTCATGGAATACAGTTGCCTCAAAACGCTTGCGAGAAAGCATAAAACGACATTGGCGCAAATCCGAAGCCGTTATGCTTGCGAGAAAAGCTGGGGTATCCCGTATGACACGAAAGACGGGCGAAAAACGGCAATGATAGTCACCCTCGCGAATTTGCGGACTGAAACAGTTTACACGCAGGACATCGACATCATCAGAAAACCGTGGCTTGATTTCAACCGCCGCAACGAGATAGCCGCGAGGCTGGCGAAAGGCGTTTGCGAATTATGCGGAACTGAAAGTGCCGAGTTGGTGGTTCATCACACCACAAGCGTGAAGAACTTGCAGGGAAATGAGGAATGGAAACGGGTTATGAAAGAAAAACGGCGCAAAACGCTGATAGTCTGTGAAAAGTGCCACAGCAAAATCCACAAAACTAATCCGCATTTGTAAGGTAGCGAGCCGGATACGCCGAAAGGTGTCTGTCCGGTTCTGGGGGGGCTGAACACAAACCTGCTATCGCAAGATAGTAAGGCGGTGTTCTTCTACCCTATCAGAGCCTTGAATTCGTGAAATACACGCTTGACCCTTGGGTGGTGCGCTGGGAGCAGGCGCTCATGCAGGCGCTGCTGCTGCCGGGCGAAAAACAGGACTATTTCATCAAGTTCAACCTCGACGGCCTGCTGCGCGGGGACTACCAGTCGCGCATGGAGGGCTACGCCACCGGGCGGCAGAACGGCTGGCTGTCCGCCAACGACATCCGCGAGCTCGAGGACATGAACCGCATCCCGGAGGACGAGGGCGGCGACGCCTACCTCGTCAACGGCAACATGATCAGTATTACGACCGCCATGCAAAACACGCGCCCTGCTGCTGCCGGCGGCGGCAAAGCGCAGGCCCGGCGGCGAAAAACGAAGGGAGGCCCCCGAAAAAATGAATAAGTTTTGGGCATGGGCGAAAGCCGACAGCGGCGGCGACGAGCTGCGCATTGACGGCTACATCGCCCAGGAGTCGTGGTTCGGCGACGAGGTGACGCCCCGGCAGTTCCAAGCGGAACTGGCCGCCCACCCCGGCGACCTGACCGTCTGGATCAACAGCGGCGGCGGCGAGTGCTTCGCCGCGGCGCAGATCTACAACCTGCTCAAGGAGCACCCCGGCAAGATTACGATCAAGATCGACGCCATCGCCGCGTCAGCCGCCAGCGTGATCGCCATGGCCGGGGACGAAATCCTGATGTCGCCCGTGAGCATGATGATGATCCACAACCCTGCCGCCGAGATTTTCGGCGAGGTGTCCGA